CAACACCACCGACACCAACTAGTGCGTTAATGTCTCCTTCAAAACCAGATATAGAATCGATTCTTACATTTGGTCTAGATGTGTAACCAGATCCACCTGAAGTAACCTGTACACCATCAATAAATCCTGAAGTTAGATTTGCAGTTCCTTTAGCATCCTTACCAAAGACTGAACCAAGATAGTCGAATGTGATTAGAGAGTTTGAAGACTCAATAACAGCAACCTCTCTATCTGAAGTCTCACCTTGGATGTCAATAAAGTCACCAGGTTCGATTGGTGGGATAACTTCAGCAGCATCAACGTCTGCCTCAGAACCAACGTAGGAGAATCCAACAAATGTAGAACCTACACGAGGAATCTCAGAGAAGATGATACGTGAACCAACCAATTCAAAACCTACGCCTGGTTCCTGTATAACACCATTCAGAGAAACAACGATGTTATTTTCAGGACGGATTGTAGATGACTGAACACCATCTGTAAGCGTTAGTGAGTAGAATACATCATTACGTTTGAGGTTGAATGACTGACGTAAGGAGTCAAACTCGAAGGATATATCATCCAACTGTCTCAACTTACCAACGTAGAATCCTGTGAAGGACGCACCTAGTTCTGGTGGTTCTGTAAACTGAATAGAGTCAGAGAACGCTGTGTATGCGTTAGAAGCACCTGGAGGTTGTAGAATACCATTAACGAATACGAGAAGATGTCCTGCAGGATCTGGTAGGTACTGCGTACCGTTACCAGTAGTGAGTTTGAATGTATCTTGAACACCATCAAATCCCTTGAATGCTCTCTTCACACGTGCGAGAAGTTCCTTTTTATTTACTACGATTGCTTTATAATTATCAGCACTAAGAATAGAATCCTTAGTGTTAAATGTACCTTTAATGTTACTGAGATACAATCTCTTATAAACACCACTGTCACGTAAATCTTGAACTAATGCAGATGCTTGACCAGAAGTTACAACCCTTGTAGTTATAGTTGCGTAACCAACTGGGAAGTTATTTCCTACTCCATAATCACCTACGAGATCACCATTTGTAAGAGGTGATCCTTGGAAATCAGCGATGTACAAGAAGTTATTATCTAAATCAACTTCAGAAATTATTGCGTAAGTGCTAAAGTCTTGAACACCAGCAACAATCTTATAAAGTCTATTCCCAACCGTGAATTCGGTTAATCCACTTATGATTGAAATACCAATTCTTACATATCCATTTGATGCTATTCTATCACCAACCGTAATATCGAAACCATCAAATTTAAGAACTTCAATGTATTGTCTGGATACTTCTGGATAAACAGTAGCAGTTGTCTCAAATGAACCAAGTAAAGTCTCAGTATCAACTGTTAGAGTACCACCTGTATTATCAAGTACAGCAGCTTCCGTGCGTAAGAATGCTGTTGGAGTAGCACTAGCACCACTTGTGTATGCCTTGAATGGAACAGAAGCATCAAATGTACCTCTAAGGTCTATAATTTGAATACGATCTTCTATAACACTGATAGTTGCAGTTGGTGTAGGATTCCTATCTTGTTCTTCAATAACATCACCGACTGCCCAAGTTCCACCTGTAACAAGAACATCCAAATATCTATAGTTTTCATCTTCCCAGAAACCATACACCGTACCAGTTACACTTGCGTCACCCTGTTTCTTAATAACAGAATTCATAAAGAATGGACCGTCTACGATAACAGCATCAAATCTAAATCTCTTAAAGACTTGAACAACTGTACCTTCATTCACAGTCATGTTTTCTAATTCTGCATATGCACCTGTATTGAGTCCATATAAGTAATCGGAATCATTTAATCCACCACCTAAAGCAATGATAGAATCTCTAGTTCCATAAGTGTAAGTTGGAACTGTAACTCCATTATTAACAGTGATACCTGTGTAATAAGTATCGAGTGCTAACTGCCCTCCAATTATACTTAAATTTTCACGAATACATCTAGTAACAGATTTATCATTATAATAAGCAGATGCATTAGTATCAAAGTACTTATTGTAACTAGAAGCTGGTGCAGGATCTACAAGTGTATTACTTACTGCTTGAGTTGTGTAATCTTCAAGAGCTCTTAAAGCATAAGCCTTAACATTATACTCAGTATCTGCATAGAATACTTCACCCAATTCAGATGTATAAGGATCTATTGCACCCTTAGATAGTTTAGCACCCCACATGTATAAACCACTAGAACCATCTCCAAGATATACTAGAGAGTTATTCTCATTGTATACTAAGAATAATGCTCTTAACTCAGCGAATCCAAATGATATTGTTGTTGTTATAAATGCTCTATACCATCCATTACCATAAGGAACTGAACCGTATGCAACTGGAGTAATACCACCTTGAGGTTGGAATAAAGTTCCAGCAGCACCAGTAGCAAGATTTAAATCAAAGAATATATCTTGCTGACCAACTGTACCAGAATCCATAGCCAGTCCAAAACGAACTTGAGAGTACTCATCAGCCTTAAAGAATACAGAGAATGTGTAAGTCTGATTATCATCTTCGCTTGCTGCACCACCTTCATCAAATGTATTAGTAGTATCATCAAATTTAATAACACCATCATCCCAAGTATCATATTGAGTTAGACTATAATTTCTATAGGTATAATGATAGTTAGTGTTTGTATATGCAATTAACTTCTCTGCAGTTTGTGTACCATCTGGTGATACTGCAAAGTCATCACTGATAACAATATAACCAGGAGCCCAATTGAGTCTGATTGCTTCTGGATTTGTCCATAAATTAGGAGAAGAAATTTGACCAGAAATATTTGAAGTAATATTCTTAGCAAAATTAATAGTTCTCACATTTGCTGGTTTGTTAAACCAAGTGTATGGATATCCAACACCCTTAATAGCAACATCTGCTGTAGCACCAGAACGTGTTCCATCTAACTTATCATTACCTTCCCAAGGAGTACCATACCATTTACCAACAGTTAATTTTTTAGTATCAGTACTAAATTCAAGAACTACTGCAGATCCATTACTTCCTTGAGATGTTATCATTTCACCAACTTGGAAATTCAAATCTACATTTTCAAGAATAATATCGTGTGCTACTGTACTATCAGTAATATCAGTTGTGATGAGATCATGCGACATATTAGTTACAATACTATCAAGCCAAGTATCATAATCAGTGTTCCAAATGCCTGAACCAAACTGTGAATTAACTAGAGTTGTAATCTCTTCTTTATAATATCCTCTATTGTAAATAAGGTTCTTAGCAGCACCTCTCATTGCCAACTTACCAGGAGCAAGTATATTAAGAGCGATATCAACCAATTCGATAAATCTAGTTACTATTGGATTAACATCAATTGGAGTTAATGCATCTCTAAATGCAGCACTTGTAGCATAGTTAAAGTTGTAATTTGGTGAAGATTCACTTGAACCTAAATCATACAATCTATTTTTAATTGCATGCTCACCCAATTCCTTCATTTGCTCTATAGCATAAACTGTTGCTAATAACTCATCTTCAATATAATTGATTTGTATTGTGGTAGATAAGTAATTTTCCATTGCAGCAATGGTACTATTATTTCCACCTGTTTGTAAATCTGAAATTATTCCTAGAATAATCAATTGAATATCACGTTGACATGTTGCAACACCGCCTGGTTCTGGATATAAGAACGCAGAGTAGGTAGGACCACCTTCTACTAGACTGTAAGTAAACTCTTGAGTAACCTTACCTGTAATTTCTTGAGAAATACCTTTTCTGTTAAAGTATAATCTATCGGCAGCAATTGCATAATCTGGATGTGTTGGTGCAATAATATCATTAGCAATTTCAACTAAACTATCAATTGCTTCCTGAACATCAACACAATCACCAGGAGCAGTTATACCATTAGCAGTTGCACTAACAAATGTATGTGCAGCAGTGTTACTAATAGGATAATTTGGTTCCTTATTAACATTAACTGTAACTGTTGTTCCCGTTACTGAAAGAATCTTAAGGTTCTTACCGCTTGCATAATCAGCACCAGTATCAGTTCCAGCAACACCAGAAGAACGTGGATATGTACCATTCGCAACACCTGAACCAGGATTACAAGAGAATGTTAATGAACCATCTGCTATCTGAATATATCTTCCAACAATAAGTGAGTGAGAACCAATTGTGATTTCTAAATCACCTGTAGTTGGACTGTATACTGCTCCAGTTGCAGTAAATTGAGTTGCGGTTGATTGTGTAATACCCCAATCACCAACAATAATCTTATCAGTATTATCTGAAGTTAGATTACCAGTGATTGCTTGCTTCATATAATGTGCAAGACGTAAATGAGCATATACAGACTGGAATAATTGTAATCTAATATGTAACAATATGTCGTTTGCACCAAGATATCTCTTAGCAACATTTACAGTATTGAAGTTACCACCTTGTCTAAGGTCTTTAATAAATTCCTGTAAAATTAATGCTAAATCAGTCTTACACTGTAGAGTACCATTTCCACTACCATCTTGGTTTCTAGGCATATCCAAAGCAAGGTCTGGATATAAAGTAAGCATATCATTAGATGCTTTATCTACAATCGGACCAGCATTTGCTTCAACTAAATCAGCAGCATCTTGGAATCTATATCTAGAAGTATCACCAATTTGAATTGCATAAATTAAATCATTAGTAGCATCATGTAATGAAATTGGGAATTGTTCTTCTAAGTATGCATATACACGTCCACCGAGGAATTCGTTTTCTGGTGATGGAGTCATTCTTGTTATAGTACCAAGATGATCTATTGGTGATGCTAAATTAGCGTCTTCTAAAGTATCAGTAACTACATCAATTAAGTTTTCTACAGTTGCTTGAACATCTACACAATCTTCAACACTGTAATCCATAACAGTAACACAATCAGTTTCAGCAGAAACAAAATTATGCTTAGTTAGAACCTTTTTAACAGCACCAGGATTTGCACTTACAAATGTGTGTGTACTTGCTGGACTGTATATAACATTACCACTAGAAGCATTACCAGTAAATGTGTGTGCATAAGCACCACCAGTTAGAACCGCAGCTCTCTTAATACAATTAGTCGCATAAGATTTACCAGATACAAATGTATGTGTGGTAACGTTAGAAGAAGGTATTACATCTAAAACTTGAACTTGGAAGGTATATGTTGTCAATCCTGTAGATAGAACTTTCAACCACTTACCAGAAGCAGGGTCAGTAGCACGTGGATATCTATGCTCAGTTGCATTACCATCCTTAGTACATGTAAATGTTAAAGACTCATCATCAAACTTGACATACTCTCCAGCATCCATGTTATGAACAATGCTAGTTGTAATAGTCATTATACCTGTCCAACCACTATATGATATTCCAGTTGGTGTGTACTTATCGTATACTGTATAGAACGCATGTTCTGTAGTATTACTAATAGCACCATTTGATATATTAACAGTCACAGAAGTTGCTGTTTTAGAAGTTATAGGATGTGATTTATTGTAACCCCAGTCACTTGTACGTGGATAGTAGTGAATAGTATTACCACCATCTTGAGCACAAATAAATCCAAATGACTGTTTAGCAATCTTAATACCATCACCAACATCAAGACTATGAGCACCAATGTCAATAGTTAACATTCCAGTAGTAGGATCATATGCTGTTGTTGAACCAGCAGCAAGTGATGGGTTGTAACCTTTAATAGGAGACTTACCAACATTAACTTCAATCATTCCATTCTGTGCTCTGATTCCACCAATCTCAGCTTTTGTAAAAGCATGAGTGGAAGTATCTGAAGATATACCAACATTAACTTCAAAGGTATCATTAGTCTTATTGGAAATTTGTAACCATCTTCCACTTGCAGGATCACTAGGACGTGGGTACTTATGATCAGTAGTGTATCCATCTAGATTACATCTGAATGTTAAAGATTCATCAACAATCTGAATATAATCTCCATTACTTAATCCATGACCAGTCAATGTAATTTGCATTACACCTGTTGCAGGAATAAATGCTGCACCACTAGCAGTACCTGAATTATAGAATACATCAGTTACAGGTATTGACTTAGAATCACCATATGGGTCAGTAGCACGTGGATATGTCTTAGTTGCGGTATTACCATCCATGTCGCAAGTAAATTGCAAAGTGTTATTGGTAATAACAACATTAGAACCTTTACGCATTCCATGCTGACCAATGGTTAAGGTCATAGCACCCGTTTCTGCATTGTAAGTAGCAGCAGATGGTGTAAATGTTTGGTTAGTTCCAGGTGTACCTACATTAACTGTAATTGTAGTTGCATCAGCACCAGTAACTTCCAATTCTTTACCAGAAGCACGTACGTCATGTCCAGGTCTAGGATAAGATTTACTTTCCTGATTGTTATCCATTGTACATGTAAACTTCAATGCTTCATCATCAATCATGATGATATCGCCAGTTGCTAATCCATGTCCTCCAATAGTAAGAACTAGATTACCGTTTGAAGTATCGTAAGTTGCACCAGTAGGAGTTAAAGGTTTGTAATTTTTATTGAATGAAGTAGGACCAACATTAACAGTAAATGTATTAGTATCAAATTTTGTTACTGGTAATACTTGTTTTGCTGAAGGATCTGTAGAACGAGGGTACTTATGATTAGTTGCATTATCATCATAATCACAAGTCATTGTCAATCCATCTGTTTTTATAGCAACTGATCTTCCTTTCTTAGTGAAGCAACCACCTTCAGCCCCAATTAATGTGTGAGTGTATCTACCACCAGTTCTAATTACAGCACGTGTCAATCCATTTGCTACAGCAGATTGGAATTGATGAGTTGTGGTATTAGAAGAAGTACCTACATTAATAGCAAATGTATCCTTAGTAACACTAGAAACCTCTAGATACGTTCCGCTAGCTGGGTCAGTAGCACGTGGGTATGTATGATCAGTCTGATAGTTATCTTGTAGACAACGGAATGTCATTGAACCATCATCAATCTTAACCATATCACCATTCTCAAATCCATGATTCGGAATAGTAAGAACCATTGCACCAGTTGCAGGAGTAAATGCTGCACCAGTTATAGTAAATTTCTCTCCACCAGGTTGGAATTCGTGTGTATAATCACCACCAACAGTAAATGCTTTATCTACTGTTAGTCCACCCTTCCAGAAGTGAGTGTATTGTCCACCACACTTGATAGCATCTGCAGATGCAGACTGGAATACATGAGTTGTAGTATTTGAAGATATACCAACATCAACAGTAATTACACCAGTTGGTCTCTTCATGCCATTTGCAGCAAAAGATACGAAGGTATGAGTTGATGTATCGCTAGACTTACCAATGAAGACATCAAATGTATCTGTCTGAACGTTATCTAATGGTAACCATTCAAAGTAGGATGGGTCTGTACGTCTTGGATATGCATGGTTTGTAGCATCACTATCTTTAGCACAAGTAAATGTTACTGCACCTTCATCTAGTCTAACCTTATCATTTGCCTTAACCAATCCATTAGCAACTGATGATACCCATACATGAGTTGTATTATTGGAAATAGGTGCATCACCAAATGCATTACCAACAGTCATACTGAAATCGTTAGCACTTGTGCGGAGAATTGGGAAGAATCTTCCACTAGCAAAGTCACTAGATCTTGGATATGAATGGTTAGTAGAATTACCATCTTCAGCACAAGTAAAGACTAAAGAATTATCAGCAATCTTAACCATATCACCAGTCACAAATCCATGATTAGCACATGTTACATATAGTTCACCTGTTGCTGGATTAAATGATGTACCACTTTCTGCAGTCTTTGTAGTTGGAGCAGTAAATCCATGACCAGCTAGAGTTATGGTCATCATACCTGTGGTTGGAGTATATGCTGCTAATGTTGGTGAATGTTGAGTAGTCTTAACATCCTGAACATAAGTTGCAGTGTTGTATGCATAGTCAGCACCACCAGGAGCATTAGAACCAGATGCACGAGGATATGTCTTATCTGTTGTTTGTCCATCAAGATCACAACGGAATGTTAATGAATCTTGCTCAATATAAACAGAATCACCAGCTCTTGTAATTCCATTTTCAACACAACTTACAAATGTATGAGTGTAATCACCACCAGTAATTACAGCACCTGATAGAGATGAATGATAGTTATGAGTACCAGCATGACTAATTGCAGTATTTTGTGACTCGTTAACGTTTATAGTAATAGTTGTAGCATCAGCTCCTGTTATAGTAACAGCAGTATTGTACGCATAGTCCTCATTATCAGTTGTATTAGCACCGTATGATCTTGGATATGATTTCTGAGTAGAGAATCCATCTCCACCATAATCACAAACAAATGTGATTGAATTATCTTTTAATCTTATGCTAGTTCCAACTGAAAGACTATGTGTACCAATAGTAAGTATTAAATCACCAGATACAGGATCATAATTAGCATTAGAAACATCAAAGTCTAATTGTGGTGAAGTTCCTACTGTAACATCGAATGTGTTATCAGTAACATTAGAAATAAGCATCCACTTTCCAGACTGAGGGTCTGTAGACCTTGGATATGTATGATTACTACCATGTTGGTCTAATGAACATGTCAATGATAATGCATCGTCAGCAATCTTAATCTTATCCCCTACTAAGAATCCATGATTAGGAATAGTAACTGTCATTACACCAGTTGTAGGTATATAAACAGCATTTGTTGCTGTATGACTAGTAGCATCCTTAATCCAATGATTACTGAGAGTAAGATCCATAATACCTGTCTCAGGTACATATACAGCAGCAGAAGGTGTGTATGCGTGGAACTTACTCTTACCAACATTAACATCAAATCCATTATTATGCTGCTTAATACCGTCAGCTAATCCAGAAACGAAATTGTGTGTATAAGCACCAAATACAGTTCTACCAACAAATACGTCAAATGTAGTATTTGTTGAAGCTTCTACAACACTCCATCCTCTTCTATACACTGGGTCAGTCTTACGAGGATATGCGTGGTTTGTAGAGTAACCATCTTTACCACAACTAAAGGTAATAGCACCTTCTTCAAATCTAACTAACTCACCAGCAACTTTCATGCAAGGGTTAGTAGTTACACCAACACATGTATGCTCACTAAGATCTTGAGACTTACCTATAAACAAATCAAATGTATTTGCAGTTCTATTCTGTGCAGGTAACCATTCATCTCTTGCAGGGTCACCTGAACGTGGATAGTAATGGTCTGTTGTCTCGTCATCTAATCCACAACGGAATATAAATGCACCATCATTAAGTCTAACAAGGTTACCATTGTATACCTGATGACCAGTTGATGAGATAGTTAACATTCCAGTAGCAGGGTCATAAGCAGCACCAGTACAATTTCTAGTACTTGGTGGGTTTAATAATGAACCGCAAGTAACAGTCATCATACCTGTTAATGGGTTGTATGATGCATTAGTTGCAGTCCTATTAATTTCTGAAATTGAAATTACATCAACAGCAGTACCACGAGCAGGGTCAGTTAATCTTGGATATGCATGGTCGGTTGCTCCACCATCCATAGCACATGAGAAGAGGAATGCTCCATCTCTAAGTCTAATGCTATCACCAACCATTATATTCATATTTCCACCTAATCCAGGAGAACCAGGAGCAGAAGTAGTAATTGTTAATGAACCAGTTATAGGATTATAGTTTGCACTAGAAACATCATATGCAATATTATGTGTCTTACCAACATCTAAAGTAATGGTGTCATCCTTATGAATAATACCATTAGGATCTGCAGCCTTAAATGTATGTAATGAAAGGTAAGTGGATATACCAACATTTACATCAAATGTATCCTTGGTTATATTAACAATCTTATGCTGTCTACCGCTAGATGGGTCTGTTGACCGTGGATATCTATGTTGAGTTATATTATTATCTAATAAACACTCAAATGTAATTGATTCATCAACAATACGAACCTTATCACCATGAGAGAATCCATGATTGAATACGGTAACTGTTAATAAACCTGTTTGTGGTGTATAAGATGCCCCGTTACATGTATATGATGTTCCTTCAAACAAGATAGGAACACTATCATTGTAAATAAAGTCGTTCTCTCTTGGATAGTACTTAGTTGATTGCAATCCATCCATAGTACACTTGAATGGAAGACTACCTTTAGCAACCTTAATATTTGTACCTGCTCTTAATCTATGCTCACCAATATTCATCTTAAGAAGACCTGTTAACCGCTATAAGTTGCAGCAGTAGGATTAAAGATTACGTCTGGTGTTTTACCAACATTAACTTGGAAAGTTGTTGAGTCAACAATAACAACATCTAACCATCCTTGACTTGCTTCATCAGAAGATCTTGGATACTTATGTTCAGACCTATTCTGATCCATAGTACAAGTAAACGTTAGAGATTCATCATCAAGTTGAAGTTTATCAGATGATGAAAGATTATGAGCACTGGCAGTAGTACATGTAAGAACACCTGTATCTGGATTATATCCTCCACCATTTATTGATAATGAAGTCTTACTGAATAAACCATGAGAAGCAACAGTTAAAGTTAAATCTCCATTAAGAGGATTATATACTGCACCAGTAGGTGTTAATTTTGTAGCAGCAGAACCGCTAGACTCTGTAATACTAGTATCATATGTTTGTGTTAATCCATGATCACCTTGTACATCCCAAACGTCATTTGTTACAATGTAATCTAATATCTGCTTCAACTTACCATAAGTCCAAACAGTTTCAACTATCTCTTTTTCTACATTAAGTAATTTAACGTTATTTACATCTACTCTATCAACATAATATGATGCTGCATCCCAAATCTTATTATTTGCACCATTGCGTATATCTTCAGCAATTGACCTACAAATATCCTTAACATCATCCTGACAATTTACACTACCATTAATGACAGTGAAATTTGGGAATTTTTGTTCTAGTAGATATACTGCCTCTTTAGCAATAAATTCTAAGTTAGATTCAATTAATGTAGCAGCATTATAATACCTATTTGTATTTCCAACAAATCCTCTCTGAACTGCTCTACCAACATTAACTGTAATTGTAGTACCAGTTACTGAAGTAATAGTTAGAGATTTATTATATGAAGGGTCTGTTGTACGTGGATATCTATGCTCAGTTGCATTAAGATCTTTATCACAAGTAAATGGTAATTTATTAGCACCAATAACAACAGTGTTGCTGGTTGTAAAACTATGAGAACCAATAGTCATTACTAAAACACCAGTCTCACCATCATAAGTTGCAGCAGTAACATCTTTTATAGTGCCGTCATTAAATGTAAGAGCAGCATTTGAAGTACCAGCTACGAATGTATGCTTACCAATCCAACGTATTGTAGCTGGAATAGCATCATTATTAAAGTATTCTCCCTTATTAAATGATTCAGTTCCAGACCAATCTTGTGTCCATTGTGTTCCGTCAGCACCATCGAAATGAAGTAGTAATTTTGTATTAGTATCTCCTTGGAAAATACCAGATGCAGGTGTAAATGCACCAGTATATCTTGCATTATCGGATACTCTAATTTCATCAACGTGTCCAATATATCCAGTTGAGAAAGCATAACCAACACCAACAAAGAGTGGTTTAGCAACATATGTTGTATTATCAGTACCAGAACCAACTTCAACACCATCTATGTAAAGTTTACCAGTTGTACCACTTCTAACATAAGCAATATGAGTCCAAGTATTAGCAACGACAGTAGTTCCACCAGAAGTAACTAGATTTGAACCATTAACATGCCAACGAACTTGACCAGTTTCTAGATATAGTCTAAACGCAACCTCAGTTGCATTACCAACTCTTGTATCAAGAATATCTATTGTTCCAGTTAAAGATGATGTATCAGCTCTAACATATAATTCAACAGTAAATTCACCTGTACCAAAAGCAAATTCTGAAGTTGTTTGACACCAGATATAATCTGTTGTTCCAGCAGTTAATTGTAATGACGCAGAACCAAACTTCTTCTGTGCAGTATCAATCTGTGCATTACCTGCAAAATCAAAATCAAAATAATCTTCACCATTTGATTTAGTTCTACCAATCTTACCAAGATATACTGTATTACGTGCTTGGTTATATCCAATAACCTCAGCCTTTGTATCACGTGACCTAATTACTTGTCCTGAACTAAAGAATCCCTTTCCTTCTTTATCATAGAAAGCCAACTTTCTAACTCTACCATCTTCACCAGTTACAAACTCATTAGTATTATTACCATAATCAATCTTATAATTACGGATTACTTCGTTATTTTGTATAGTACCAGTTAAATTATTAAATGGAACAATGTAATTATTGATTTGCTCATTAGCAGGGAAGTTACCATCAAATCCAGTTACGTTATCAACGTGATCTACAATACTTACAACAGATGCTGCAATATCATCTAGAACAACGTTTGGATAAGTCTGAGATGTAATTCTGTTGAATAATAATCCAAAGAATGATGAACCAGGAGAGATATCAACCTGACCAATAAATTCTCCAGTTACAGGATCTTGATAAGCAGATGTTGCAGTAATTCTTGAAATAACACCAGATTGTGCTCCATAGATGATATCATTTAACTGAATATCAAATAATCCAGGAGTAGATGTATATGTACCAGCAGTCTTACTTAATGTAAGTTGGTCTGTAACTAAGATTTTAGTTGTATAAACTGGTGTCCCATCAGTTTGATTACTTGCAGAAGTACCAAGAGCATTTCTTACAACAGTAAGAGATGTTGAATCTGCATTATCAATAGAACTTACTAAAGTAAATATTTCAGATCCTAACTGATAATTAATATCTTGTTGGAACGTACCACCTGGTACTGGTGATGGAGTTTCAGACGTTGGATCAATAACTTCAAAGGTAGTTGTAGAAGGACCGATAGAATAACGTAACTTAGCAATAGGCATTTCTTGCCCAGTTTCCAAGTTAACCTTTTCAATCTTAGCAACATTACCTTCTAAGTTTGTTATACTTTCACCAAAGGTGTATAGTCCAAGACCTCCAAATTGAGTTATACTATCCAAGTTTCCTGAGAATCCTGTTGCAGCAACGTTACATAATTCATTTAATATGAATTGTGGAACATCACTATAGTATCCAGTAACAGTATTACCAACAACTTTTATAACTGTTAATCTAGCATCAGAAGAACTACCTCTAATCACATCACCAAGACTAGGGAAGATTCCACTAGTATTACTAAATGTTAGTTCAAATCCTTGAATATTTTCAATTGTAACATTAGCATACTTAACACTTGCTGGTGGTTTTGGTGGCTCATTGAATACTATGGAATCCTGTTGAATTGTAAATGCTGTCTCTGGGTTCTGTACAACACCATTCAACACAACCATTAACTGATTAGCATTAGCAACTACAGTACCACCATTAACAGTTAATGGGAATGAAGTCTTAATACCATCAAACTGGCTTGATATATCATCAACTCTCTGTACAACAGAAGTTAGAATGTTCTCAGAAGATGTCAATCTCTTCTGTCTGAATAATACTTCTGTATTATTAAACTCTGTATAGATTGGTTCAACTAGAGCAAAGTTCTGAATATTTGGTACAATTGCTTCCTGTGCTAATTCAACAGACTTAGTAAGTTCAAAGAATGTATCCTTATTAGGAATCTGACCATATTCATTTAAGTTTAACTCACCAAACACCTTAAATGATGCAGGGTGAACGTTCCTGATTAAAATTTCTTTCCACTCACTAATAGAAACAGCAGACTTAACAGCATAAGAGAAGTCCTGATAGTAGTAAGAGTCTTGAATTTTCTGAATAATTTCAGATGGTTTACCGACATCATCAATGAATTGACCAGTTGTTTTAGTGATAGAACCAATATCTAGAACACCACGAGCAAACTTAAGGTCACTAATAGTACCAGAAGACTTAGAAATAACACCAGTTATTTGTTGTCCTTCTGCAAATACACCATCATAGTCAACAATCTTAAGGATTCTAGGTCCAATCTGCCAACCAGAGTTGGTAGAAACATACCCAGTTGCAGTAGAAACCTCTAATGAATCACCTTGATAGACCAATTCACCTTCAAGGAAGGTAGAAGTAATAACGTTAGCAGTAGCAGCACCACCAAATGATTCAGTTAGAACACTCTGACGACCTGTACCAGCATTAACAAACGCTAATGCATCACCAAGTTCTGCGTTCTGAGCAGTAATAGCAATCTTCAATTGATCATCTTCTAGAGAGTTTGCACTACCAGAAATTGCATAATAAGTAGTATTTGGATTAAGACGACCTGTCGCACCAGCAGATAGAGGATAATCAGCACCATCTCCAGTATCAGTTACAGCAACACTAATCTCAGAACCATTTACAATACCATGAGGATAAGCAAACTGTAATAAACCTAAGTCAAGGTTAACAACATAGTTGAATGAAGATCTTAAACTAACTTTTGGTGTAGAAGAATAACCAGCACCTGGGTCTTTAACTTCAATTACATCCAATCTACCATTCTTAATAGATGCTTCAGCAGTTGCACCAGATCCACCCCCACCTTGAATTATTACAGTAGGAGCAGTAGCATATCCAGAACCTGGATTAGTAACAGTAATACTTTCAAGAATACTTGTAGAAGTTAATTGAGCATTAAGTGGGAATGTAATCTCAGGACGTAGAGTATAGTCATGAGGATAATCATAACCAAAGTTATTATTCTTAAGTTTCTTAATTTTACCAACCTTATCACCCTTAGTAAAGATAGATGCTTCACTACCGAAAGGTGGAATAACAACTGATAAATCTGCACCAGATCCAGTTAAACCAGAACCAAGTATTCCTGGAATTGATTCAACATCAATTAATGCAGTAGTATATCCTTTACCTGGAGATGTAACAAGAACTTCTTGAATCTGACCTGGAATTAAAACACCATCATCATCAGTTCCGTCAGCAACTGTAATTTGTACAAATCCACCTTCACCATCACCACCAATAGGTACACCATTATATGTTCCTACAGCATATTCAGTTCCTGGTTCAACAATTTGTACTCTTTCAATCTTTCTTGTAGATGCAATACCAGTAACAATAGGCAACTTAGTATAGAAACCACCTGGATTAATAATACGAATATCTCCAATAGAACCAACTGCTTTAAGAGAACTTGTGGTATATGTTGTTTGTGTTATATCACCATCACCTTCTGGTTCATTTAATAGTGGGAATTTGAAAGTATCAGCACCACGAGTAATCGTTTGACCAGTTGTACTACTAATTACAAAATTACCAGTATAAGGTGAATCAGTTACATCCAAATAACTATCAGAAATTACAGGAGAATCAGTACCTGTTCTGGATGGGTCAAAGTAGTAAGATATATTAGTAACAATATCTTGATCAATTTTTAATTTAACTGATGGAGTTACTGTTCCTTGTCCAGTTACACCAGGAGTACCTATTCTTTCAATAGAGTTGAAGGAATACTCCAATTTATAGAGATTATCTTTTGCAAATGATAAGTTACCACCAGCCAATGAAGAGTGACTTAAATCGAAGATGTACTGGTGTCCATAATACATCTTAAGAGTTGGTGACTTAACATATATGCTAACAAGACCTCCAGAAGTTGCTGGAGAAGTTACAGCAGCTTGTGGTAACTTGTAAGTAAATTCAAGTGGACTTACTATAGTGTCTACAGCAAATGCACCATCATATTCATCATAAACAGTACCACCAGATGATTCTGATGGATTACCATCAACATAAATGATCTCACCCTTAGATAAGTAATGACTTGTTCCTGTAATTACATAGACTTCATCACTATTAGCAACAGCAGTTACTTGAAGTATCCTCTGTAGATTTGTTATTAAACTAATCTTAGTAACAGCAGTCAGATTTGTTATCTGACATGTATTATATGCTGAATTGAAAGATATATCATCAGCAGTAAGTGAAACTACAGAACCAACAATAAATGGTGATGCACCTCCAACTTCATCAATTCTAACTGAATAATCTACAGGATTAAATGGTTTGAATCTAGCAAAGTCATCTAAGTTATTAGTACCACCAATATTAGCAGGAGCATCATAAGTGTTCATGTTAATATCAAATGTTCCAGGAGTTGTATTGTCTACCTGTGCAAAGGAATACCCAAGCATTTCATTAACATCATTTGGAACAGGACCAACTATTCCATAAGTGTCTACTTCATTAAATTGCTCACTAACTAATATTCCATTATTCAAATCATCTGTCCAAGTATTATTTTGAACTGCAATATAGATTTTTTTATTAGGAATATCTACCTTAGTAATATATCCACTATTAATAAATGTACCGCTACTAAGATTGTTAAGTCTTAACTTAGCACCTACAGTGAACATAAATGGTTGGTTAATTGTTAACTCTTGAATATTATCAATCTTAACTGTATTAGTAACTTTAAAGAAGTATCTATCCTTAACTACAGCAGATACTTGTAATTTTTGAGAACCTGGAGAAGGAACCGTTGCTGTTCTGGAACTCCAAATATCATTAGTATATGTCAATGTCTCCGTACCTGGAGTCATTGTTATAGTAGCATCATCAAAATCTAAAGTTTGTAGTCCAGCATCACCTAAAGCAAAATCTGCTTCACCAATAGTTAATACAGAACCAGTAACAGGAGTTACAGCAGTTCTAACAAATCCAAGTTGAGTATTTGTTTGTACTCCCTTATCACCCAATCTAACAGCATCAGAATTCTTATCAACTTTTAATCCCCAAGCATTATAATCAATATAGTCATACTTGGTTATATTATTAGTAAACCATGCATCATCTGCCCAATCATGTGCAAAAGCAAAAGATGCAACAGGAGGTAATGTTGTTATATCAGAAGGAACAGTTGGTGCAACTGCTCTGTTTCTCAATCTAATATTATCAATAAAGAACTGACCTTGATAATTTTGACTGAAATCTGTGGCAAGTGTACCAAAACCAACCTGATTACCAAAGTATAAGTCTTTACTACCAAATGCGGTATTAGATAATGTACCAGTTATTACTTCTATACCATTAACAAATGCCTTAAATACGTTACCTTCCTTTCGTACAGCAATAGTTTGCCAACTATTGTCAGCATACATTGTTGTCTGAGAAGATGACTGACCTGAACCATTAACTAACTGAGTTGTTTGATTGGTAATAACCATCTGTAACTCACCAGAGGAATTATCATATCCCAACCATAGTCCACCAGTAGCATCTTTAGCACCACCAATACCCATTAAAGTTTGAACAGTCTGGGATAATGTCTGAGATTGAGATGCAGATTTGTATACAAAGAACTCTAAAGTCCAATCATTTGCTAATGTTGTACCCAATTCAGATCCAGCAACCTTAAGATAAGAATTTTCCCATGTAGAACTAGATCCAGCAGGTTGGTAACCATAAATTTTTGCCATATTATCGGCAAAAGTTACAGCACTACTTGCTCCAACTGAAGTTAAAGTATAATGTCCTGTTACATCTGTTTGCTCATTGGCAGCAAAGTCAAAGATAAATTCATTTCTATTCCACTGAGTTTGACCATTAATAAAGACATCACCAGAATTATCAACATTAACAGCATGTGCAGTAATACCTTCTATACGATTTTTATTAAATTCATTAGTACTATGGTTCTTAACAATACCATCATAACCAATTTTAACAGAATCTACTGTCTTAACACCAGTTGTAGTATTATGTCTAGTAAACGCTATATTTAAATCTCCAAATATATCAATAGCACTCTTCTTGGCTAAGTTGATATCTCTACCAGGAGAAACATAACGATAATTCCAGAGTAAACTACCAGTAGTACTTATTTTACCAATCCAGAAACTATCTCTAGTTGTAGCATCAGACTTAAGTCTTAATGTTGTGGATATATAACACTCATTAAATTCATCAAAAACAAGACTACCATCAATCATTGAATATAAAGTTGTACTATATTCCTTGATGAAATCTATATTAATTGCACTCGTAGTTATAGTTGCTTTACCAAATGCTATATTAATATCAGTAGTAGAATCATTCTGTGCTACTTCCATCAAGAAATATAACTCATTAACACCAGCAGTGGTCGTTATAACCTTCATATCTACAATCTTTTCAGACTTATTAGTAGATACAAGCTTTCTCTTAATTGCAAAATTACCAGTAGTATCAATAGATGCTATAAACGCATCATATGGATTAGCAGAATTAGTATTAGTGTAACCACCAATTACAACACGAGTATCACTGCATTTCTGAACTGCAGATACATGGTCAGCACGAGTAGAACCAGATATACCAGCATATCCTTTCTGGAACTGTAGTGCAGCACTTAATCCATTTTCTGCTTGAGTATACTTAACAAGTATAACATCTGGATTATATGCAGCAAGTATAGTACTATTTGGTTCATTATTACCAACTACCCAAACATCATTACCATCAACATATAATTTTTGGAATTCTGTATAATTTTGACCATCAGTACTTTCTAAAGTATTTTCCCACTCCTTAACACCTGTAGCAGATAATTTAGCAACAAAACCTACTGTATTACCGATACTATCTTTTGTTTTACCACAAATAAAGATTTCTTTACTATCACTAATAATAGTATCATTAATTTTTACATAATTATTATTTTCTATTTTGGAAATATAATAATCTGCTTTTTTAAATATCTGTGGATGAGATAGAATAACACGAGGATTAGAAGTATAACCAGAACCAGAAATTACAATATTGATAGTATCAATAGATCCAACAGCAGATACAATTGCTTCTAATTGACCAGAAGTACCATTACCATCAATTGTTATAGTTGGTGGAATATCTGTATTATATCCAGAACCTCTTTGATCAATTACGATTTCTTCTATACCTTTATATTGACGAACAGTAAACGTCTTATTGGTATTTTGCATTTGTGGAGTATAGTCCACAAATACAGTATCTCCAGCAACTAAATTATGGGGGTCATTAGTCTTTAAGACACCATAATTCAATCCACTAATATTCTCAAAACTATATGCAGCAACTGATTCACCCTTAATTTTTGAAATACGAGCAGAAACACCAGTACCATCAGTATCAGAATTATCAAATATTAAACGGTCATCTACCTGATAACTTTTACCTGGGTTTTCAATAGTAAATCCAGTTACAGATGCATCTTCAAACTTCGTAGTAGTCTCTACTTCAATATCAACCTTGGAGTCAAATTTAACTTTAGGGAAGTAATCAAACAATTGTAGAGGTGATTCCTCAAACATTTGATCAGGGTCAGCAGTTTCATACTCATCAATTACACCATCCCTATTCTCATCCTCTATTTCAAAGAGTAATATTTCGCCATTTTCAGTTGTTAATGCAGCAGTAGAAGCGTTAGGAACCCTATCAACATCAATATCTACATTTTCATAAGGATCTCTATAACGTACAACACCTTGAGGAATGTTTTGCTGAGTAGCACCAGAACTAAGGTTCCAAGCATCAACTACAGAGTTAAAACTAGGTCCAATAACATATGGAAATAATGGATTACCTGTTTCAGTAGCATCTATAGTAACGAAATAGCAGTAATTACCATTAGGGAAGTCTGGAGTTTTACAAAAACGACCATTGTATTGGTCTAAGTCACCCAATCCAAAGGTATACTTATAATCTTCTACGAAATTACCAGCAGGTTCTTCTGTTAATAGTGGACCAGCAGTTCTATTTGGAACTGGGTTAGTAGTATCATCATAAACTAATTCAGTCTTTAATTCATAAGAAGTTCTAAGTCTTACAGTAGTAGAACCTTGGTCAGTAGGATCTTGATATCCATAAGGACCATAAATTGGATTACCATCAAATGCCCAACCTATAATTGGAGAGTGTACTATTTGTTCTTCTTTTTCTAATATATTTCCTGTACCAACTTGCTCATATAAGTTATCACCAAGAATATAACTCATCTTTTGAGGGTTTGATAGATGAGCATACTCACCACCATACTCATTATTATACCCAGTAAATACAGAACCTTTAGCAGAGTCAAATTGTGAAGTTGCCTGAAGGTTGTAATTCCATTGGAATACGTTTGCAGTGAATGTTGCATTTTGACCAACAGAAGTCAAATTAATTAATGTAGTACCTTGAACATAGTTAATACCTCTGTTAATAATCTCAATACCAGTTACCCTTCCAGCATTTTCACCATCAGTATCAATAGTTGCTCTTGCAATAGCACCAAAACCAACACCCTGAATAGTTACTTCAGGTGCAGTAGTATACCCCGATCCAGCAGAAATGATAGCAATAGATATAATTCTACCATCATTAACAATTGCCTGTGCAACAGCACCTTTACCAGAACTTAGTGTTACTGTTGGACTTGAAGTGTACTCAACACTACCATTAGTAATACCAATAGATTGAATAGGTCCACGAACAGATGCAGTACCAGCAGCACCTTGACCTTCTCCACCAACAATAGTAATAGCTGGTTGTGATGTATATCCAGAACCACCAGCTTTAATTAGAATACGTGAAACTTCACCTTTAGTGATAATAGCAGTTGCAGCAGCACCAGAACCGCCTCCTCCAACGATTGAGACCAATGGAGATGAAGTATATCCAGAACCACCATTAGTTACAGTAATTTCACTAAGAGAACCATTAACTACAACACTAGCAGTTGCACCTTCTCCACCACCACCTGTCATAGTAATCGCAGGAGGAGATGCAGCATCATACCCAGAACCAGCATTAGTAATGCTAACATCAGTTACAGCACCAAATGTTTTGGATGAAGTGGACTTATATGACCATATTGATACACCATTAACCCAAGTACCAATTGGACCAGAAGTGATATCATTCTTAGTTGAAATTGTGGTAGCTAATTTAGGGAATCTATTTAATTTACGTTGGTTACCTGGAAGTAAAGCAGAACCAGGAAATGGACCTATCTCATAGTTTGGAATACCAGTAGATGCAACATAAACATAATCATCATTAAAGAATGAGTTCTGTATGTTTGTTGTATATGGACTAATAGCATTATTAACAGCAGAGTTAATTGATTTACCTTTATTAAGGTCAACAGATACAAGAATATTACCTTGAGGTACAACTGTAGCAGGTTGAGGTAAATTGTACTGGAAAATAAGGTCACTATCCCTAGAAGTTACTAAGAACGTTCCGTTATAGATGATTGGGTTAGCACCATAGACTGTAACCTGATCTCCAACCAATAGACCATGATTATTACTACATGTTACTGTTGCAGATTGATTATTAACACCACCATATGATATATCAGTAACTTCTATTAATTTTTTAACGTTATATAACCAAGTAGTTAAATCTGGACCAATACCAGTACCACCAAGCTTAGAAACTGATAATTTGTCTCCAGGTAAGTAGTAAGAACCAGTATCAGTTAATGTTGTTTGTTGAGCATCAACAATACCAACAATATTCATTTGCACTTCTTGAGCAGTTCCCTTATTGAGGTATACTCTAAAATTAGATGTTACTTCAGTCGCAGAATCCCAGTCTTCTACTATATTATTAACAGAACGAGTACATTCAATGAACTGGTTAAGTGATTTTTCTTTATATTGTACAACCTCTGACCCAACTCCAGTGCCAATTACAAATTCTCCATTTCTTTCTGGCCAACCAATAGTAGAGTCAACTGTAATAATACCATCTGTTGCATTTAAAGGTTCTGCAAGTTTAGTCTTATATGGAACTGTAAATGTACCATTAATAGTTTCTTCAGAAAGAACTAATTCATAGATTGTTTGCTCAGATGTTTTAATAGAAATAAAGTTTTCTACAAGAGCACTTGCATCTTGAACATTACTATCTGCTATATCCCTATCTTGTATTAATAAAGCATCTTTTATATTACGAGAATCACCACTAACTAAAGTTGCACGAAGAATTGTATCAATAGACCAAGTAGCAGCAGAAGGCTTAATTATTTGGTCTTTTGGATATGAAATACTTACAGTTTCACCATATAGCAACTTAAAGGGATAAGCAATACTATATGAAGTACCCTTAGAAGCATAAAAGTCCTTAATGGTCTTAATTGCTGTTCTAACGTCAATTTGAGAATAATCTAGAGAAGGTACATCAGGTAAGAACTGTTCTGTATACTTATCAAGTAATCTCTTAATGAATAATGCATCTAAACATTTAACTGAAGTATTAACTACAGCAGATGAAGCATCAGTAGCAGAAGAGAATACAGCATTACCATCTTCTGTATATTCTTTAATACCACTTGCTGCTCTAGCACATCCTTCAAATTTTGCTTTGGTATATGCAGAACCATTCTGATTTACTGTAAATCCAGTAACTTCATTCAATCCAATAGTACCAGATGCTTCTGCTGAAGATGGTGATTGAATAAAGATAGTTGGAGGTTCAGTTGGACTATATCCAGAACCAAAATTGGTTATATTAATATCAATAATTTGACCATTGAAAATGGTAGCTACAGCAGTAGCATCAGAACCACCTGCATAATTGCCAATTTGGTCTGTTCTTTCATCAACAATATAAACAGATGGAACATCTTGATATCCACTACCACCACTTAAAAGTTCAATATCAGTTACTCTTCCATCACCATCAACCTTAGTTTGTAGAATTTGTGCTCCTGTAGGATCTACAATAGCAACTCTAGGAGTTCCAACATATCCTTGACCAGCATTTAATACCTCAATACTACTAACCTGCCCATCAGTTAAAACTGCTCTTAATGATGCTTTAATCCCATTTTCTTCAGTTGGAGGGTCAATATAAATGTCAGGTACAGTTGTATAACCAATACCACCCTTAGTTACAGTTATACCACCACTAATAGAACCATTAGACATGGTTGGAGGAGCAATTGTAGCACCTCCAGGCTGTGTAAAAGTAAGTCTAGGTGTGAATGTATATCCACTACCAGAATTGGTGATTTCTAGTCCACTAACAGCACCATCTGTAACAGTTGCTTTAATAGTTGCTGTAGTAGAACCTGGTTTTGTAGGTGCTTGTACAGTTACTAAAGGTGGGTTTGTATCACTATATCCATATCCACCATCTAGAAGAGAAACATTCTTAATACCATTAACCAATGCTGTAGCAGATGCACCAGAACCAGTATCAGAATTTATAGAAACTTTTGGGGGATATTCAAATCTATAATTACTTCCATTAGAACTTGTAGAAACACCAGTTAAAGTACCATCATCATCTATACGTGCATATCCAATAGCACCCGAACCAAAGGACGGAATTGGTGCTTCAACAGAGTATAAAGATAAGAATCTACCATTTAAAGGAGTATCTTTAAATATAAACTGATTTCCATCAATAAAGAAGTCTATTTTAGGAATAAGAAGTCTATTATCATAAACTGCTAAAACATATTCATCTATAACAGGTTCATACACTTCACTATTTCTTGTCATAGTGAATTGACGCTTATTATCACCAAAACTATTTGATAAATTGTCAATTCCTATAATATTATTCTCAACAAAACCACTCAAATATGTAATAAAGGTACTAGAAGAACCATCTGCATCCAATTTTAATCTTGGTGCTTCGGTAAAAATAATATCAGTGCCTTCTACAGTATAATCAATATTTGGAATTAAAACTTCACCATAAGCCTGTACAATTAAATGTTGTGCAGAAGGTGGTGCAATTGGATTATTCTGAGAAGTTAACGCAAATTTAGTTGTTGTACCATCAAATAATGTTAATGGACTTGCAAGACCTGTCCACTTAAGTTTAACCTGTTCGTATGAAACACCTGGACTTAATGCAATATTAGGAGCATGTGTTGTCTTTTCATAGTATATTACCTCGTCTCCAATTAAAATAGATCCATCGTTCTCTAAAAATGGGTCTACACTCTCTACAACTATAGTATCATCAGTCGGTCCAATAGGTTCTACAATCTTAGTTACACCATCAAGTATTCCTATATCCAGTTTATCAATATCCAGATATTGTAGGAAATTGTTTAAAATATTTTGCCCTAATCCAGTCTTTTCTTGGGATCTGTAATAATATTCAATGAATTTATTAAACAGAGGATATTCATCCTCTATGAAAGCTGGGGTCTGTGACCTGACCGATTGGGAGACTTTATTGATATTTGCCATCTAATTTAGAAACAACTAGAAGTGAGAGAACCTGTATTATTAATTGAAGCAACTTCTACTAGAGTTGGTGCTTGATTAAAGACCTTTGGTGTCAAACTATTTAGAGGTACAGTAGGAGGTGGTGTTGAACCAGTTGGACTTACTGTAACTTCTGGATTAATTAAATTGATAATAGTACCAGGAGTAGATGCTGGAATAGTAGAACTGTTGGAAGGTATAAACAACGTTGGTAATGATAAATCCGTTGGAAGTTGATTGACATCAATCACACTTCCTACACCAGTAACCGCATCAGATAGATTTAAATTTGTAGATGATGGTACATTATCACCAGCACCAACAATATTAATAGGACCAATACATATATCACCAGTATCATAATTAATAGAACCAGCATTATTATTAGTGTATACCTTCTTATTTCCAGTGTTATAGAAGGTTCTCAACTTACCAAATCCATCATCTTCAAATTGCTGATCAATTCCAGGTCTATCTGCTGTCCTAAAATTACCTGATAATATCACAGGTTCTTTCTTACATCCAGCAGAATCAGAACCATCAACATTACTTGGAGCACTATTGTATAATGCAGAACCAGTAGAAATACAATAAGTATTAGTTTGATTGGTTTGGGGTTTAATATATTTCAAAAGTGATGTTTGAACAGAAACATCAGTAATTGCCTTATCGGATAAAGTAATTGCATTTTGGAATTGTTGATTTCTAAATGTTGAGTTAAAGTTATTAATCTGAGTCTGAGTAGCCCAATCACCAACACTATTCTGTATATTTGTTTTAATAGCAGATGTATTGTTAGTTACACCAGTATCGTACAAAGCATATACTTTAGGATAGATATAAAGTTGATCTGGGTCAATAACTACAGGGTCAATAGATGCCATTGCATAACTTCTAAGATCTGCAGCAATGCTCTTTTTAGTTGCATCGTTTAAAGAAGAACCAGTCTTAGTTTTAATAGCAATATAAACTTTACCGTAAATTGGTGGATTTAATGAATCACCACCATAAGCAATAACAGAATCTGCATTAGAATATATTTTTTTAGTAATTACAGCATAATCTTGTGCTGTAACTGCTCTATATTGAGAAGAGTAGTATCTAGGAGCCATATACTTAATAGACTCAACTGTCTCTGCAGCAGAACCTTGTTGTGACTTCTCTTTTGTTGTTAGAGTAACATCTCCGTTTGGGGGTGTAATTCCAAGACTATCATTAAGAGAACCTATAAAGGTAAACTTCTGTATTTCATTTGCTTCTGAACCAGAAGTAACTAAGTACTCTAAATTAATTATTTCACCGTCTTTAAGTTTTCTACCAACACTATCATCACCAAATCTTACTTCATATCTTTGATCTTCACCTTCAGCAATAAAATAAACCCTAGTGGAAGCAGTTAGATTAGTAACAGTATCAACTAAGTTGTATAAGTCGGATGTAGTAGATGCTTCGTTTGGTTTAACAGTTACCTCTAAAGTACTAATATCAGCATCTTCAGCAGGTATTTTATAATTTTGATTTTGAAAGGTATTAACAACATATTGAAAGTCCATAATAGAACCTTCTTTAACCATCAAATTATCGAATACTGCAACACCAGTGGTCGTATTAACCTCTACAGTGGTGTCAGAAAGTACATTCCATATAAAGTTTCCTCCACTCGCAACAGGCCCCTTAGAGAGGGTTATACTGCTAGGATAAGAACTATTTGTCATTGAGGTCTGAACCTCTAAGTGCAAGCATGCCTTAGAACAGGAAATTGACCTTGGAACATAGTTTAAAAGCTTAGCAATACTAACAATATTATCTCTCAATGTCGCAGAAGGAAGAAACGCTTCATTCATTGCCATATTTGCATTAAACGCACTATAATACGTGTTATATGCTAAAGTATCGATAAGATATGATAATCCTGACCCTTCAAAATCATAATCCGAAAACTCATTTCGAGTTCTCAGATAGGTTTTGATGGATGATTTAATATCCTCAAAATCTAATGCTGTCAGATTATTCGTTTGCATTATCCAGCTCTTTGTAAAACAAATTTAACTTCTTCAACTATAGGTATGCCTACAACTTGATACTGAACTGTTACTGATAATTTATTATTCCCTTTAAATGGGATACAATTAACATTTCGTAGTTGTACTCTACGCTCATACTGATTAATGGTATTTATTATCTCACTCTTGATTGCGTCTGCACTAAAGGCATCTAAAGGTTCAAATAACAAAGAATACACTCCACACCCAATATTAGGTTGAAATGGTTTTTCACCAGGAGTTGTCATTACTAAGTTTCTAATAGATTGCTTAATAGAATTATCATCTTTAACGATAGATACATCGTCTGTAAATGGATTTCTACCAAAAGCCATTCCAATATCGTTAAATGACCTAGACTTTGCCAGATCTTTACTACTAAGTGGTTTAAGAGCCATTATCTTTAGGTGAGTTACTGATATCCTTTTTCAAAAATTTATCACTTCTGGGATCTGTAATTAAGTACTTACAATACTCCCACCCATTCTTTTTAAATTCATCGCTCATATCAACTGGTCTATTGGCGTCTGCCATGATAATAGGGATATACCACTATTATTTAGTAGGTTCTTTCAAAATCTATGTTAAATGATAAACTCACTCTATCTTCATCTGTAGTATTAGTTTGAATTCCATGCATCAACCATCCAGGGAATAATAAAAGTTGACCTTGTATTGGTTTTATCTCATGTCTAGGGGTCATTCCATAAAACACCGTGGAAGTACCTAAATGGGGATTTGGGGAGTCAAAAAACAGATTTCCATCTTCTCCATTAGTTTTAAAATAATAGACCCCAGAAATGTCTGCAGAACCATGATGATGTAAATGACCGTAATTACCTTTCTTAAATAACGAAAACCATGATTCAGTTACCTTACAGTTACCATTAAAATTTAAGTACTTACAATAATCCTGTAGATGAGTTGCTAATTCTGCTAAAAATACTTGCATATGATACTCTTCACATACATTGAGTTTAAAAAAGATATCTGATAGGTAATGACTAGACCAACACTCATTCATATCGAATGTTATATTATCCTTTATAGTCTTCTTTAATTCATCCTGAACTCCATCATAATTTTTTACCATACTCTGATATAGCGGAGTTGGGTATAAATTATGTATTTTTTGATCTGGATCTAAAAAGTACCTAGTTTCAGCGTGAGCTGGATTTGCCAACTCATTTGACATCACTTCTTCTGACATTAGCGATACCTCTTAGATACAATCATTTCTCCACAGAAATCACTTATTGCTTGTACTAACAATTCACGGAATGATTTACCTGCATCTCCTTGAATCTCTTCAAACATGTACATATTCAATCTAAATGCAAAATTCGCTTCTGCTATTATATCATTAATCTGATGTTGGTCAACCTCTATAAAATCATCCAAAACACTACGATATGAAGTCTTAAATCCCTTTTTATCACTAATTTCAGGAAACTCATAGAAAGCAAGTCCCTCATCTGTCAATTTTAGTGCTTTTTTAGCAATATTACCAAGAATAACACCTCCTGATAGGTCTCCCATGTATCTTGTGTAGTGATGTGCTATTAATAGCATAGGATTATCCTTTGCTACTTCATGAATACGATTAACGTACTGTTGCGTTGCTTCCGTGGGATATATCTTATCTTTCCAATCTGAACCCCAGAAGAACTTAACATCCTCAACTAATGCTTCTTTTCTCGCAAGACCATTTAATCTAAGAGGACCAATATAAGGATTATCTTTTAATCGATCAACTTCAGTTTCCATAGCTTGATATATGAAATAAAAGTTGGCAACTAATTGAGAGTAATTAGCATGGTCAACAACTCCTTTAAGAAATTGTCTCACATATGTTGTATTTTCTGCCATTGAGTGAGATTTTTTAGTTCCCTCCTTCAATTGCTTAGAAAATGGTCCTTCTAATAATGTTGTCATAGTTAATTAAAAAATAAATTTCCTGAAATGATAACTCTACCATCACAGGGATTGGGTGGTACTTTATGTGACATTCTACCATCAAAGATAATCATTTTGCCTTCTTCTGCTTCAATTGATATATTTCCGTCTTTAAACATCAATGGTGAAGAACCTTCTGGGCAATTAACATAATATGCAAATGACATCCTAGATGTTCTGTGATTATGCCAGTCTAATGCCTGTCCTTTATTATATACCACACCCCACACTTCCGCATTAACAAATGGTGTACCATATCCACTACCAGGCCAAAGACCAGTTTTCATCCAATCTATCAATCTTCCGATTGCAGGACACCGCACATGTGCATCCCAATCAGTCATATGAGCATGACATGCTTTAGGAATCATCTTAAATGGGGGTTCATTTTCAATCCATTCCTTCATTTCCTTATTATCTCTTGCCCAAAACGGATATTCATGTTCATCAATCATATGCTCCATTCCTTCTTCAGATCTTGCGTACGTTCTTTTAACATCATTTTTTTCTCTAAACTGCTTTAGAGGGTGCTCTTCTAAAGTGTTCAGATTGTGATTTTCCCCTTCTCCAATATTTTTTCTAAGATAATATTCTCTAGTACCTTCTTCAGGTTCATCTTTTTTTATTACAATACCTTTACCATCCATAAATGGTATTTCCCTCTTACCTATTACTTCAGTTTTATTCTCCTGTAACGCATCACCTATCTGCAACCCATTACCCTTATCATTAATTCTAAATTCTAAATCAGTATTCTTATTAGTTGCTGTCATCACTTGAATAGTTTCTTGCTTTCCGTCTTCTCCAGGATCAAACCGTTTACTAAACGTTTTAGTGGTATCTACGCATACATTTCCAGAAATACTAATCCTAGTTTCATCACACTCATAATACGGATACACACAATGCTTTAACCAAGAAGGGAACAATAACATCTTACCTTCCATCCCTTTATCCATTTTATAAACGTACCCTCTAAGTTTTCCCGAAGTATCAGCGTACTGAAATTCAAAATCAGAAACTACCGAACCATTTCTACCTGCTCCTATAGGAAGTGAATTTTGCTCATACGTATCAGTAGGAACTTTTAACCAAATAACAAAACTATAAACTCCAGTATGCTTATGTATTGGATTAAATTCATGTTTTTTCTGATAATTTACCCAAAAACTCTTCAAGAAATATGGATGTGTTTGATTTAGCGGTAAATCTGATCCTTCATTACCTATTTTTTCACCAAAACAATCAACCAAAGGTTGAAGTGTCATATTCCAAAATCTACCGTCTATATCTTCCATTTGGAAGCTGCTATCAATATGACCAGCTAAACTGTCATTGTACAAATCACCTTTAGCATTAATACATTGCCAAAGATGCTCAATTTGTTCATCAATTAAATCTACCTCTAACCACCCAGTATTGGGTGGAAAGACTAATTCTACGTTTGGTAAACCTGAATCATATCTAAAGGCACTATCTTTGTAGATAACTTGGCTCATTATCTACCTTGACCTCTATATCTTTTACCCTTCCCATTACGAGAAGTCGCACTAATTATAGTGTTCTGAGATCTGCCTTGACGTGACTTTTTAGGTCTAGCAGGAACGTAGTTACCACTATCATTCCATGCACCTGATGATTTTGCCATAATTAAATTCCAATGTATACATTTGCACTACTGCCTGCAATTAAAGATTTGCAAGGGTATTCAGTAGTTCCGTTTCCGAGTGGGTCACCTACTCTTGCTACGTATTTACCATTAATCATAACGGACTTTGATGTAGCAAATGCTTTACGTTTATGACCTGTTGCTGGTTCACGACCAGCTGCAGTACCAATAACGCAATGGTGAGCTGGAGTTTGTTCCGTATGAGAACAATTTTCGCTCTGTGATTTAGTAGTGTGTACCGTAGATGTGGAATGAGGGATTAACTCATCTCCATCTAATATAGGTATTTTACCATTAATTACCACATTTGTCACCTGTGTACCTGAATCAGGTAATTGTCTCTCAGGTGGCCACCAAGTAACAGCATCCATTTCCTCAACTGTCTTAGGAACTATATTAGAATCCGTAGACGAATGAGGACAATTTGAAAGAGTACCGCCACCAAATCCAGGATGATGTATAGATGGCAGACTTGTACCGTGTCCAGTACAACTTCCGTTATATGTTGCCATAGCTTGCGTGGTCATGGTAGCAATTCTCCTGTATTAAATGGATTACCATACTCATCAATTGCGTCTTTCCATACAGAAGCGGATTTAGTCAATGAATTGTAGACTGGTAATACACCAGTTGCGTTCCATGTTTGACATCCACTACCTAAAAGAGGCGACATAGTATATGTAGTAGTTATATTACCAGAGGTATTATTGACATTTCCCGTGTTTGGAGCACTACATCCAATATGTCCACATCCAGAATTTACAGGAGTACACGTTAAATTGACTCTAATGTCCGTTTTTTTAGTTGCATCTGCTCTATATTGACGCATATGATACTTAGTATAGTTGGAAGCATGTGGTAATCCGCTAAAACGTCCTTGTACAGTAGTAACCATACGCTCACGATTAAGAGCATACGCTGGAAGTGTCCTTTGTGTTATATCTTCTATGTCTTGTAATCTCATTTCTCTGTTACGTTCCTTCTCATTTACCACAATATCCGCAAACCAAGCAGGATATATGTCACCCAAATGCCCTAATGAGTAATCTATAGCAAATTTCTTCTCATAACCCTGCATAGTTAGTGTACTATAGAGGTATTGAGGTACTTTTTGCACTCTATTTAAGTCAGGATCCTGTTTTAATTCAATTTTTGCAGCAATATCTTCAGAAGCTTGCTTTGGTGCATGTTGATACCAGCATGCAGCGACCTTATTTAAGGCATCTGTATCTGCTCCACCAGGTATTGAGTCTATAATTTCTTGAAAATCTCTAGCATCCGTAGCTTTATATGCAGCATTATCAATAATAGTGGTTTGTTGATAATGAACATTCTTGACATACACTTTAGGTGGCACTGTTGAAGAGTATCCTGTACCTCCTAAGTTAGGTTTAATCGCTGTTAAGACTCCATTAGTGAAAGCTGCCTTACAAGTTGCTTGTGTTCCTGTGGAAGCATAGGGTGCAGTGACTATAACTTCGGGTTGTCTACCGTATTGATTCCATCCAGAACCACCATCAACAATGGTATAACCAGTAACTATTCCATTTTGCACTGTACATGTAACAATTGGTTGTTTTAGTACATTATATGTGTCTGGAGCGTTTTGTTCAACGTCTGCAGGCACATATTGGACAGATTTATCCAAAAATTCGTAAAATCCGACTAAAATTGCCCTATCTGGGACTCTAAAACCAGCTTTTACGGTAATAATGTGGTTTCTATTGCTAGTATACTGCGTTTCTTTAACAAAATCGCTCCCATTACCGTCAATATAAGCAATATGGTAAGGAAAATTGTCTAAATCGGTGTGAAATACTCTAGTAACTGCATGTCCATTAATAGTATCACCAATACGTAAAACATCGAACCCTGGCTGCCCTTCAGTAGCTTGGTGCGCTTGTACTGCTTTTACTTTGAAATTTAAATTTAATACGGAAGTACTATTATTAGGATGCGTATGAGTATACTCCAAAGTAAACGTTTGTCCTACCGTATAACCAGTTCCAGGATATAAAATCTCTGTGATAGTCCATGAAGTACCTGAGAACGTTGTAGTTGACCCACTATCGTCATATACTGCCTTAATTTCTGCTTTTACTCTAAGTCCTGTGGACGCTCCCGAATTTAGGGTAAAGATGTGGAAGTCAGAAAAGGATTCATCCCCTGCCATATAAGGATTATCACCCGAAACATACTCTGTACCGACTACAGTGTTCTCGTTCCATACGTCAGTCCATGTGGTTCCGTCGTCAGATACCTCAAAATCAGAGACACCATTAGGTAACGTGGTTGAAAGCGAGTCATAACTGAATACAACCTTCTTACTAAGACTTCCTATTGAAAATAAAGTAGGATGAGGGCAATCGGGGTCGGCACACCCACATTCATTATCACCTAGTACATCATAAGATATCGTGGTTGTCGCAGGGGTGCATGTAAACGCCCCACAAGGCAAACAAGTATCAGTAGATGAAGTTGCACCTGTATTGTTGTTTGTAACGGTCTCAGTCTCTATATGATAGCATGGAGTGCCTACTACACCTGCATCATTCGAGGTATCATACAAATAAGAGAACCATGTATCCGAAAAGGCATGGTCATAAGATAACTCAGTAGGATAAAAATCAAAATATAACGTACTCCCACATGCTGACTTGGTATATTTCCCACAGTTAGCGACACTAGTACCAGATAATGCGAGAGATGGATACATTATCGTACTACCTTCCCTTCCAGGGATGTTATACGCTCCATCTCTTATTGGATTCTCAGGGTATTCCCTGTATTCTACTAATGATACGCCTTCTCCTGTGCCAGGCTCAAACCTTTCACAAGAAGTAGAACTACAATCATTCTGTGGACTGCAACCCATCCTTAGTACCTTCTAGTTTGTCTATTCTTTCATTAAATGTACCAATCAAGTATTTCAATGCTTCATTGTTTTGTTCTATAGACATAATTCTAGATTTAATCACTCCATCCAATCTATTTTCCATATTATCAAACTTACTATGAATAGCATCAAAGTTTTCCTGTAATGTCATCCATTTCTTATTCCCATGTGGACTGAGACAAAACTTCTCAAATACCTTCTCAGGTTGCTCCATCTGCCCAATGTACTTCTCCATACCCTCCAAACGTTTATGAAGTACCTCTAAGCACTGATTAAGTGCCATATGTGCTTCTTGATTGTCCTCTAGACAATACTTAACCCATTCCCAATCAACTTCATCACCTGCAGTATTAGGAACAGGTATATCAACTCTAGCATCACCTTTCATTAGGTCATCTAGGAATTCATTAATCTTTTCTCTCTTATCATTATCTAATGTACTACCTATCTTCTCAGGTTTAGCATC